GAAAGTTTTCTTGCAATCGTAGCACAGGTAGCGTGGATTGCCCTTATACTTGCCATGAGGGCCGATGTGGGTAGTGCCACAGTGAGGGCAGCAGATCCCTTCTTCGAAACGCTGGGTTCTCATTAGTTCGTCGAAGGTCTGGTCGGGAACTGCTTCGAAATTTTTCAGGTCGTCGCTGATCCCGCTTAGGAACTTTGCCCTTTCAGCCGGGCTGCATTCCAGGTAGATTTTTTTGAGTAATTCGCGATTGTCCATCGTTGTACGCTCCGTTTAGTTTCGTTGTACAACAATGATAGAGAACCGATTTTGGGGCTAACGCTACGGCAACAATGTTTAAAAACTGCGGTTTTGCTGCAAACACACTACGCTCTGAAAGCCCTGTATTTTAGCGGATTTGCGAAAATTCCCGTTATAAATAAAACATAGGAGCAATGAAGATCCTATGAGTTTATAAGGAGAAAATAAAATGAGTAAGAACAATTTCGAATATAAGTTTACAACCTTCAACGTCAACGACAAAGAACAGATCGCAAGCCTGGTAAAAAAGTTTAACTTGCCCGTAGTTGCTGGAACTGAATGCTATATGGACTGGTACAGAAAAGATATTCCCTTGAAGACCTGGGACTATATCAGGTTCATCTTCGGCAAACTACCTAAAGAAATGATGAAGCTTGAAAACCTGCTGACCGTACTTGAACTAAGGTTCATGTGCTTGCAGTCTTCTGAAAAGAATGCTGCTAAGATCAAGTCTGAAAGTTTCAAGAAGGTTCTGGAAAAACAGATACCGATCAGCAAGAAAGAAACCCTGGAAGTTATCGACCAGATCAACGCTGAACAGATCAAAAGGGAACTTGAAGCCCAGAGAAAATACTTGTGCGAATTTTTCGAGTAATCAGGGGTTGTATGGCGTGGACTGAAGAACAGAAGAAGCGAAAATCTGAACAGATGACTGAATTCTACAAGAACCCTGAAAACGTTCAGAAACAGAAGGACGGCTGGAAGAAACTGGAAAAGTACAAGAAAAATGAAGGCAAGCACCAGCTAGAAGACGATGACCAAAGGCGAGCTTATCAGAGGGAGTATCACCGGATTTGGTACCAGAAGAACAGGGAGAAGGTTAGGAAGTGGACGAAAGACTACTACGAACGAACTAGGCAAAACTCTGAATAAAAAGAAAAACCATGATCGAAAGACCATGGTTTTTTATATAGGAGAAACAAACACTTTATACTATTTATGATCGAAGTCTTTTAGCATTTTGTACAATTCTGCAAATCTGTGCTCGTAGACATTGATCTGGATATTTCGCTTTTTGAACTCTTCGCTGTAGTTTTTATAAGCTTTTTCCACGTATTCCAAACGTTTGACACCTGTAAGCGTTGACTTTATTTTCTTGGGTAGTTTTACTTGCATATAGTTAAATATAGCAGGCAAACTAAAGCTTTTTGGAAGAAAGTTTTTTATCTGAGTTTTACTACTTTACAAGGAGTAGTGGCTGCGTAGCAGTGCACGGAGTGCACAAAAAAGAGGCCGTCAGGCCTGTGACTAAGAACTGGGTATAGTACGCCATTTGAGTCTGACGTTATAAAAACCGAAGGTTTTGTACTGGCAGTTTCAAGCTCGCTTCACTCGTACTCAAGGCCGTATGGCCAAGCTTTTTGTCTTCACTCGCAGGCTCGTTTCGACGCCGTTGGCGCTAAGTTTTCTTGCTAAGTAGCTAGTTTATTGCTAGTAGTAATTTAGTCTTTATTAGTAAATTCTAAGTACAGATGTGCTATTTTAGCTATTGTCTGTACAATAGTACAAACGAGTTTTACAATAGGGCTTACGGTGATGGTCATGCTGTACACCGGCTATATCCCTAAACACTTGGCGCTTTCAGGTGCTTTGTTCGCTACACAAAGCTCATCGGACATGGCGGGAAAGGTTTATATAGGGTGCTCATCACCCTAAAACTTCGAAAATAAAACTGTCCTCATTTTATCCCGGCCTGGTTCTTTAGGTGCCTCGCCTGATGTTGCACAGACTTTAGGAAGACCACTCAGATCCAGGGCTTTTTGCGTTTCGCTATTGCACGTCGTTCGCTGTCCTATATTTTTATTTATAACGGTTTTTAGGGCAAATTCGCCAAAATGGCGTCAATCTGTTCCTGGCTTCTTAGAAGCTTGACTTTCTTGGCAACGTTCGCCAGAATGTCATAGACTGCCATTGGAATGTTTTTCTGGCATTCTTCCAGATTGTCCAGGTCTATGCAAAAAGAAGCCCCTGCTCCGTTGTCGTTGAATACATCGATTTCCAGGATATTGCTTTCTTCTTCGTCGTCAGTCCAGATCTTGTCGAAAATTCTGGCCATGGTCATTCTGGGGCAATAAGCATAAAGCTTGTCCAGTCCCTCGGTAATAATTTGCACGAATTCTGCTGTAATGCCTTCCCTTGATTCTATGTCTGTGATCTTCATTTTCACCTCCCATATCTTTATTTATAAAAGATAGCAGGCATTTTAAAAACGTCTGCTTCTTGGATTTTTTTGCTGGATTTTTCTTTTTATTCGATGTCGTCAGCTTCGGACAAAGCGTTCAGTAGCCAGGCTTTCACCTCGTCCAAACTAGGGTCGAGTTCTGTTTCTGCCACCATTTTCTTGGCCGTGTCGAAGTAGCCACTTGAAATCAGGGGTAAAATCTGAATGAAGTTCACAAGCAAGGAACTGTCGAAGGGTAAAAGCTTTTCGTGCAAGTCCCTGTCTAGTTTGCCAGCAATGGCGTAGTTCCAGTCTAGCCCCTTGTTTGATAAAGCTAGGGACTGTTTTCTGCATTCTGTCGAAATAAGATATTCTTGTCTGCTGTACATATTAGCCTCCTGTGCTCAAATCAGAAGCACCGAATGAAATAAACGGAATGATTTTTGTTGGACTCCAGATTTCTTCACTTGTCACCGGTTTGAAAACTGGCTGGCTTATAGTCGAAGTGACGTTTTGTCTGAGGCCGTAGTCATAGGTATAGTTGTAAGACTCGCCGCGATCATGAGCTGCAAACTGAATTCCACAGGACCAGAGCTGGACTATATATCGGGTATTTCGCTTTAACTTTAGGGAGCCAGAGCTCATTTCCAGAATGTTCCATGAGCAAAGCTGAGTTTCGCTGGTAAAGTCTGTTCCATAGAATTTCAGGCCAGTCATCCCTAGCAAATTACCTTCCATATCGAAGATTCCGACGTTGCAACATGGCAAGGGAGAAACCATCGCGAGCGATCCACAAATGCCCACATTGCATTTAGTGACTGTGCCCTGGGCGTCAGAAAGTCTAGTGCTCATGTAAACTACTGCGTTCAGCCATTGGTAGGAATTCCAGCCAGTATCATTCCAAACCAACTTTTCAAAAGCCGGTGTCAAGGCATAGTTTCCGTAGTTCGACGTTGCGCTGTTTATGTCGATTTCGCCCATAGTAGCAAGCTTAGGGTCGCTTTCACCAGTAAGATTTACACCTAGTCTAAGCTGGTTTCCGACGGGAGTCAAAACTATTTCGTCCGTATCAGGTACTAAAACCTGGTTCAAATAGTTTGGAGTTGCCCCAGATTGTGCAGCTACTTTGTTGTTGTCTCCGGATCCGCCGCCCCCTCCACCGGTAAAACTGATGACGTTGTCTTCGCTGATCTCAACATTTTCGCCGGGGGTGAGCTTATCTTGCTTGGATAGCTTCAAACCGTTTATTTCGTTACCAAGATTTCTTACAGCTCCGTTTACCGTGTTTATGATGTATGAATCTTGGCTGTCCACATAAGACTTTGCAGCTATCTTGTCGGTGTTTACTTTGAGCGGATCATCTTCCCGGCCTGTTCCAGAAAGGGTCTCATCATGTTCGACAAACTGGAGACCATTTACAGTGACATTCACGACGTTTTCAGGGAAGAAATTGTATTCAGTCCATAAAAGATTTTCGTTGCTGTCATAGACAAACAGGTTGTAGGCAAATCCAGGATCCACATAAACGGTTGCTCGTCCATTGTTGTCCAGAATGATGTCCTGGGGGTTCTTTGCTGAGCCAGCCTGGTCTTTATAAGTGTTTGGCAAAATATCAGTCCTGGACGCGTAATAAACGCGAAGAATGCCGGCAACAAGATTGCTGCCGTTCTTGTTCTGAAACTGATTTGTAATTGGAAATAGCGGATATAAAACCATAAAACCTCCCTTTATTTACCCTTCTCTAAATGAGCTATGCTGATTTGGATCTGGGTCAAAATATCTCTGATATCCTGTAGAATTTTATCTGTGTTGTTCAACCTGGTTTCACACTGCTGGACCCTATATTCCAGCAGCTCGTTCTGTTTGTCCCGTTCTGTCTTTGTGCTACTTCGTTCGGAGTGAACCTTCAAATAGGCTGCAAGGGCTGTCAATACAGAAATGAGGTAAGGCAAAATCGTTTTCATTACTTCTTCCATATTCCCTCCTAATTACCCTTGAACAAACGAACTGCACATTCTGTAGTTTCGGTGTCTTCGCCCATGATCATAGAATGCGTATAGAGAAGTGATGAGAAGTAAGTCTTTCGTGCGCCTAGTGTAGGTGCATATCTGCCTAGGTGTATTGTTCCACCATCAACCTTCATAACATTTAGATGGCCATCGTTGAAGTGAAATAAGAAGTCTTGATCATCGCCATTTTCGCCAAAGAAGAAAACATCTCCAATAGCACAAACGAGATTGCCTCCACCAGTCACGTATTCACCCCAGCGTTCAATGCTTTCTGGAATTACCTTGGGTCCTCTATTGCCTTGGTATACGTAAGTATGATTTGCAGCAGTGTCATCAATCAAGGCTTTTTTATTTGCAACATTCATGCCCTGAATGTCGATGGGCTGTAAAATCTGAGTGTTGAAAGTGTTGTTCAGCCAGCTACAAATCACCCTGCAATCATAGGACGCTTTGTCCGGGTTTTTACTTAGAATATGATTTGCTCGAGCTGTAAAAATACAGTCCTGGAAATTTGCACTAAAGTAGTAGAAGCCTTCGGACTCGTTCTCTATAGCATAAGTGTGAATTTGATCGTTTAGCAAGCAGTCATAAAAACCACAGGTAAAGCAATAAACAGAAGCGTCTATCTGTGAATTGGAACACCAGCAAATGCTAGACTCAGTTGTTGCAATAAGCCCGACAGAAAAGATTTCTTCTTCTTTGACAACTCCAATATGTGAGCGGTCCACAGAAATGTTGCCGGCTACATTTACTCCACAAAGAAGGTTTACCACAGATCCGATTGCCTGGAAGAAACCGCCCACGTTGCCATTCAGTGCTAAAATAGAGTTGACTACGTGCAAATTACCATACAAGCCACCGTTCATCGTGATAATTGAGTTGTAAACGTTCATATTGTTTATGTTGGTGCTGACTGATGGGCAGTCTATGTTTTCCAGCACAAGTGTATTTGGCTGGGAATTTACAAGGATTCTGCTTGCAGCACCATTGCGAAGAACAAAGGTTTCGTCGCCAAAAGTCTTTGTAGGTTGATAGGTACAGCCCTTCACAGTCACTGTGTCCACAGTTCGTCCGTTCAAGTCTATGGTGTATATTTCGAAATCCTGGCAAACTGATACATAGTTCTGAACAGAAGCAAAATTTGCCACGTTGAAAAACATGCCTTCTCTTGCATACCAAAGCTCCGGATTTTGGTAGTTTACCATGTATTTGTCCGTGTATTCCATGTTCTTGAAATAGCAACGGGCAGAAATAAACTTTTCGCCTTTGATCACACAGTTGTCGAGGCATAGGCGATAACCACCAGAAGGCGGATCTATTTGGCCACCTTCACCAACGATTATTTTGCCGGAGAGCGTCAAGTTTCCGCTGAGTCTATAAAAGCTGGTTTTGTTCGTAGGGTGAATGATGAAGGTCTTCGCTCCGGAATTCATCATATCTTCAAACTTTACAAACCAGTTTGTATCTGCTACGGCCTGGGAGTCGGTAAAAACATACTTGCCGGTTCCAGTAGTGGAAACACCCTCAGCAGCCGTGTTTATCGCTTTACATGTGATTGTGTAAGACGGGTTGAATTCTACTTCATTCTCGAGCAAAAGAGTTCTGGACGTTGCGTAACTGGTAGCAATGCCATAGTAGCCAGCCTTCATCTTGATCACATCTGGCGAAGTTATTTCTTGTGTAGATCCATAATTTTTAGGAGCATTGAAAAGTGCAGCCAGGTTTTCAAGGTGCCCCTCATAAACGCCGTAGTATTCAGACGGAATATATGGCAGCGAGTTTACTAGAAGCCATCGGCCAGTTGTACTGTGATTGCTACGGATAACGCAGCCACCATCCGGAGGATCTGAGCTGCTGTCGTCCCACACATAGTTTCTTCGTCCACAGTCATAGCTGTTCCAATAGCCAAATACTTCGACTGTTCCCTGGGATATGTCAGCATTTGCAAGATCTGAAACGGTGTAGGCTGTTCCAGAGTCTGTTTCCCTGGTGTCTACAACGCCTTCATAGTAGGAATTGCAAGTGTTCCACATGGTCTCTCTATCATCAGCTTTTGGATCATCATATTTGCCCAGGTATTCTTCGACAACTATGGAATAGATCTGATCATCTAAAACGATTTCCATCTCAGGGAAACCATAGTTGTTTGTATAGACTGGGTTCTGGGCTTCCACAAGGCTTTTATTCGTGTCGTACGTGTAAATAGTAGCCGGTTGGTTTGTGTCCTTCTGGTATACGAAGAAACGGCCATAAACAGGTTTGCCTTCTTTAGACAAAATAGGATTGGAATTTAAAATCGCTAACATTAGATACTACCCCCAAATTGAATGTCCATGATTTTCTGTTTCATCTCACTGTCAGACTGAAGCTGTTGTCTTGTCGTTTCTGCATTCTGTTTCATCTGTTCAGTCGCAAGCTTTGTCTGTGTATCTGCCTGGGCCTTGCCGTACTTGTATTGAAGTTCCATCTGGAATTTCGCCATATCTGTTCTGAGTTCCATTTCTTTTGTGCGTAGGGCAACTTCGTTTGACTCACGATTTGCAAGCAGCTCACATTGGGTTTGCTGTAGCTGCTTCTGTAGTTCGTTGTTCGCGTCCACCTGTTGTTGCATTTGCTGTTGGAACTGTTGTTGCATTGCTTGCATTTGCTGCTGCATTTGCAAGATTTCCGGGCTTGCGCCGTCAAATACAGCCATGTTGAATTTGCGTATAAACTGGTTGTCGTCCATAGTTGAAGTGATCGCCCCGACAAGGTTCATTCTCTTGTCTTCGGGAACTAATTGCGTAAGCTGCATAAGCTCGGCTCTTGCAGTCTGTCGCTGCATTTGATCTTCTGGACCCTGCTCTACTTTGACTTCGATATTGAAGCCCATGAGCTGCATAAAAACATTGCCGGCTGACTTGAAACTTTCTTTTAGATTGTCGTAGAAATTGCGGATATTGTTGGCAAAAGACTTGACATTTAGAAGTGCTTCCGTCGCTGTGATTTCGGTTTTCTGGTCTGGAATTCCAATAGACTGTACGCCAGTTATACTTTGCATGAGGCCAAGGGAATTCTGCAAGACCGTTGTAAGGTCTGCATATTGGATAGTCATATCTTGACGGCTTGGTGCTTCGTTTGCCTGCTGTTTATCGTCGTACTTGTTGTAAATGAGCAAAGGGTTCACAGACTTGTCAAAATTTTTGTAGTAGTCCTCGTAGCCTTCCAAAGCTTCTTTTGTGCCGATCCATGCGTTTTTAGGACTCTTTGCCAATCTTTCGCAGAGCTGTGAATATGTGTAGTCGATTAGTTTCTGGATCGGCTTGGCTTGTCTGACAATTCCCTGGTAAGAAATCTTGTCTTCAACAAAAATTTCTTCGCCATAGATAGGTATCACGGGCAAACGATCAAGAGTCAGTTCTGCAGGTTCTTCTACAAGGCCGTTGTTCAATAGCTTGTAAATCGTCACCACGTTCTTGTTCTTGACATAGTAAGTAATCAAGGGCATTTCATCGTCGCCGTAGCTCTCGTCAATATCAAACAAGGGTTTTTCATCTTTACCGGTGACAAACTCTTCGCCGTAGGTGTTTCTTACCCAGTCTTTGGACTTGATGTCAACTATAATGCACTTGCATGCGTCTGAGCCATCCGTTTCGATGGAGTCCGGGTCAAAATACACGTTGGTGACTTTCGGGATAGAATAGAGAACCGGGACCACATTCTCGTTTTTATCGACTTCCGTAGACAAAATAATGTAGCCAAGACCAAAGCTGACGCCGTTCTTTAAACCCTGAGCAATGTTTGACCTGACGTTTGATTCTGATAAAAATCTACTAGCAAGATCGTTGACCTGTTCTTCGTTAGTTAGCCAAGAATACGGGCTTGCTGAATACTGGTTTACTATGGAACGAATTGTATTTGAAATTATGTCGATCTGGCCTTTCATTCGTGTCTTGCCAAATCGTTTGTCGTCGTTGTCGTCGAAGTGTGAACCAAATAAAAAATGACGGTCTTCTTTGATCCTATCGAAAAAATCCGAGTAGAAATCGTGAGACCGTTTTTGGAACTTCTTGTAATCTTCTAAAAGTTCGTCAATGTTCTCGATCATAAATCTCCCCGAGCAAGCCAAAATTCTACAACGCCTGCCACGTATTATTTATGACCGAGTGCTTTGCTACTTCTTTCGTTTGTTAGGGTCGAATGTAGCCTTGATAACCCTTTGACCTTCTTTTGGAGCCGTAGGTGGTGTCGAAATTACAGTCGGTGTATTTGAAAGCATTTGTCTGACACCCTGTCTAGCCGCTGCCTTCTTATAGCCAGGGCTTGCCTGTTCCATAACGTCAAAAACTCTTGCTCTAAAATCTTCGTCTACAATGTCATGCCATACGCCATCATCATCTTTCAGCAACCACTGTTTTCTAGGGTCTCCAAATTCTGGGTGGTGATATTTCAAGCCCCAGGGACGATCCTTGAAAATCTGGTAAATATCGTTTCTAAGCCATTTCAAAACATCGCTATAGTTTGAAGCGTCATGGCGAAGCAGAGCTGCGTCTAGAGCGTCTTCTGCACCTAACTGGTCTAAGGGTACTGTTTCGTATGTATGAGGTTCAAACTGACCCATTCTAAACTCTACAACGTCTTTTATTCGAGGGTAGGCAGCATTGCGTGAAAACTTTTCCTCATTGAATTTTTGAGGTGTGTGTGGCTTCGCTATTTTGCCATGAGCAACTCTATCAGCTACTCTAGCATTTGCAATCTTGGCAGCCCTTTTTGCCCCTGGAACAGGGACCGCTGCGAACATGGCAAGGCCAACATCTTGTGCGTCGGGGATTTCTCCGTTTTCGTACCAGTTTCTATACTGGATTGCTCCAGGCACGACGTCATCTTGCAAGTCCAAAAGACCATCGTAGAAACCATAGCCAGGCGTATTCATCAGACCGTACAAAGAGCGGTAACCAGGGATAAGTGAACCGATGTTGTAAATCACTTTTCCCAGTTCCTTGTTGAGATCTAGTTTGCTTCTGTAATCATCGGCCATCTGCTCGCCGAGTTCTTCGTAGTCAATGTATTCTTCATCCATATTAGTAGTCCCTCACCCAACGACATCTACAGTTATAACGGCCTTCGTGATCTTGGGCGTGACCATACCAAACCGGTTTTGGACCATAAGCAATCTGTCCATTCATCTTTCGACATTTGTCACAGCAATCAGGGTTCGCGACAAAGTGCCATTTATGGTGAGCAGAATGCCCCCTGGAACTTAGTCTGCCATTTTCTGAAAGCATGTCTCTAATACTTCTCATTATTTACCTCCTAACATGAAGTTTATCCCGTACTTTCGATAAGCTTCTTGACGTGCTAATTCGTCCGCAGCAGCGTCTTCTTCTTCTTTTCTTTGCTTGATGATTGGGCCAACGATCGGAAGGTCTTCAGCCTTTGCGTCGCCCACATGGTTCGTTATCTCGTTGCCTAATGCTTCTGCTGGCCAGTCTTTCAATGGGCTTGCGTACATATTGTCTAAGCCCCTATAAATCGACCTGTCAAGGGTTTTCGCCATATCCTTCGACATGCTGGAAAGAACCTGATTTTTTAGTTCTGGATTTTCCATGATGTTGAAGACTGCAAGCCAGGTGTCGTAATGTTCCGGGTAATTGTTCGCGATCCATTTCAAGGCGTTCTGTTTGCCACCAAATTCTTTTACAAGCTTTCTGGCTTGGTCTTCAAAAGTCTTCTCGAACCAGGCAGTAGTATTTTCGAATGTGTTGCCCTTACCCTGTTTGAGTAGGGTTCCAGCGCCTTCGTCGATTATTCGCATTTTCTGGGTTTCTGGCGTTTTGCCCTGGGTTGCCATTTCTGCAATAGACTTGTCAGCCCTGAAAGTACCGTAGAAAGCCTTCTCATCAGCAGTCAAACTTTCGTAGCCTGTTTTCTCGATCTTATGTTTTAAATCCAGCCAAATCTTGTTAGCTTGCTCGCGGTCGTACATGTCGTCAAGTAAAGATCCGGACTTGCCACCAACAGCTTTTTCTGCAGCCCTGGCAATTTGACTGCCTACGTCGTTTTCTGAACCCGTGATATAGTGTTTGAGTCTTCCACCGTTTCTTGCTAACCAAGCCGGGGTAAAAGTGTTTACCATCGTTCCAATGCCGATGTCAGAGCCACTCATGTGTGCACGATCCGGGTTTTCGTCCTCGTCATAGGCTACAGCGTCAGCAACTTCCATGACGGTTGGATTTATCGCATTCAAGGCGACATTTCCAGTACCTTTTGCAAGAGTCTGCTTCAATCCCTGGCCAGCCAAACGGGTAGCCATTTTCGAGCCCTGGAGCGCTTTCCCAGCCCAGCCTGCATAAGGCAAGGCGTATAGGATATTTTGGCCTATATCGAGCCCTACGTCCTTTACAGAAGGGTCTTTGCCTTCTTTGATTGCTTCTTGTGTTCTTGACAATAAAAATGAGCTCAAAGCACCTGTGAGGTTTTCCGCGAATGCGTCCGGACTATCAAACCATCCGCCAAGATCTTCGCCATGGGCAATTTTATATCGTTTGTTTTGGAGACCTGCTTCATAAAGCTTTTTACGGAATTCTTGTGGATCCATTTCGAGTTGTGCTGCATAGTATTCTATGTCATCGTTCGGAACGTCCAGATAGTTGTCCAGAATGTCTTTCTTGCCTGAAATCCCGGCAAAGTCAATTCCCTTGTCTCGCCAGGCCGGGTCTGTGTGGATAAGCTTGGAAAGAGTCGGCGTTTCAGCAGTTTCTACCATCTGGGAAATAAAACCGCTTTGTACGCGAAGAAACTTTGCAAGCTCTGAATTGTCTTTGAGTTCGTCGATTTTATCCAAGAGAGCGAACGTGATAAGGTCTCGATCTGATGGATTTTCATAGGCATACGGAGTTAGACCCTTTTCTAACTCAGCCTTGATCTTTTCCCTAAAAGGGGTGTATTTTGCCTTCTTCTCTTCTGCCATATTTTACCTATATCTTGAAACCCAGTTTCTGGAAAATTGTGGAATACTTCTTGTAAAGTCCATCTTTTCTGGATCCGGTTGCATTTTGCCACTGGGTATAAAGACCTTCGAAATGCTTCTTGATTTTGGGACTCTTTAGGGCCTTTTCTTCGAATGTGTTGAGTGCTTCGCCCTTGGAAATCTTTGCAACGAATTCATCCGGGGTGAGTTTGTTCGCTGCGTCTCTCTGCTTGATCTGTTCAGCAGTGAGCTGGAGACCTGTATTTTTTACAGTAGTCTTTCGTTCTTCTGTAGTTGAAGCACCGGTAAAGTAGAGCTTGTCACGCTGATCATCGTCAATCAAGCCTTCTTCCCATGCTTTTCTTACCTTGGAATTCCAGGCAAACACATTTTCAGGGGTCTTGAAATCATAGCCACGTTTTTCAGTGTCGAAGTCAGACCATTTTTGCCACTGGTTTTTCTTGTTCTGGTCGTTCTGTTCTTGCAAAGCAACAGCTTTCTGAATTTCAGCACTGCCGTCAATTCCATACTGAATTTTGCCAAATTGAAGAACACCGTCCAAAGCTTGTTTTGCATGGGCTTCTGCGATCGCGTCGCCAGACTTTCTTGCGTCCAGCCAGTTTTTAGTAGCTGTGTTTAGCTTTTCGTTGAACTCGTTTCTGGAAGTGATTTTGCCTAGTTCACTTTCCAGGTCGTTCATGCCCTTTTGCCACTTGTAATTGAGTTCAAGTTGCTTGTTTCGGAGATCCTGTTCTTTCTTCCATCGCCATTGGCTGAGTGCTGCGTCGTCCTTCTTTATTCGGCGTGCTCGATTAGCTGCCATGGCTCTTTCGAGATTGTCTTCTGACATTTGCTTAGGCGCATACTTAGACTGAATTCCAGCAATAGTCTGTCTTAGTTGCTGTATTTTAGCCAAGTTTTCTCTGAACTTGTCTTCTAACTGTACAATAGTACAAGCGAGTTGATCGTCAGGGGTTGTAGCAGCATTTTGACCTGCTGTAGGCAAATTAGCTGGCTTGAACGGAACCTGCACATTGCTTTGGGGCTCAAACTGACTCAAAGCTAGTTCGTTCATAAATGGACTATTTTGTCTAAGAATTTCATTCATTATAAAACTCCTAATGGTTCGTTGTCAGACTGGCTTTCAATCTGATTTGGTTGCTGAGACGGTTTCAGCCTTTCGATCTGTTGCAAGATCAGACTGTTTTCTGCTTCCAGTCGTTGTATTTCCTGGTTGATCAGGGAAACTTCACGACTCATTTGCTCTTGATTTGCAGAGTCAACGTCACCCTGTTTTTGATTGCCTTCGATCATGTCTGCCAGTTCTCTGTCCAGCATGTAATCGTGTAAGCCACGAATACCTGATCCAAGGTTCTTGCCGATGTCAGCCCATTTCTTTTGCTTCATTTCTTGCATTTTCATGATTTGAGAGCCAAAATCTATTGGTTCTTGAAAACGCCACTGTATGTTTCCTAAAGCCATTTTACCCCCTTACGCCATAGCCATGCCGATGATACTGCCGAGCATACTTTTGATTGTTCCCTTCAAACCGTTTTGTCTGTGGTTTGCAAGGGCGTTCTGGTCGAATTCGATTCCCTCATGTTCAACCGGGGAAAGGGAACCCAGACTTAGTTCAAAGTTGGTTTCCATCGGTTCGTTTACCATGGATTCCGTAGTTGCGTTTACAGCTTCTGGAGAACCAAATTCTGGAACGCCTTCTTCCACTCGGCCTGTGTCGATGTTTGGATCAAGTTCTAGCCCCTGAATAAGTGAACTAATCTGCTGACTGTTTCTTTCAGCAGCTGCGTTTCTGTGTGCGTTCAAGGCGTTCTCATCAAAGCTTATTCCCTTGTGAGATTGTACCGGTTTCAGTGTGTTTAGTTTTACTGCCCAATTTCCGTTCATATTACCCCGCTGCAAATGTGTTAAATGCGTTCAAGCCGAAGTCAAGCATATTGCTTATGCCGTTGTCATGGCTCAATTCTGCGTTAGCCTTGGCAATATCGATGTTTGTCATGCCCTGGGTGTACGCATTGTTGTTGTTGATCAAGTTGGAGTAATAGTCACCAACATTGTTTAGATAGCTGTTGTTGTTCTCTAGCAAGCCAGTCGTGTAGTTGGATCTGTCGTTCCCGTATAAAGTCACCAAGTTCTTGTAGATGTCAGCCTGGGAGTCATAGGCGGCTCGATTTTCTGCGTTCTGTGCTTGCCATTCATTTAGCTGCATTTGCCTATCAGAATTCATTCTGTCGTAGGCCTTGTCGTATTCTTCACTAGCAATAGCCTGGGCTTTCGCGTTCAATGCGTTTAGATAGTCTGAGCTAAACATGTTTCCAGCATTTGCCTGTGATTTCGTGATTGCGTCGGAAGCAGCCTTCTGTCTCATTGCAACAGCAGGGCTCATAAATTCTTCTACTGACTTTGAGTAGTTGAATTGACCGGGCGTATATGCACCCATATTCTTGTAGTCAGCCATGGCGCTGTCGTAGTTCTGTAAGGCATTGCCATAGGTTTTGTTCAAGATATTGTTGTTGCCGTTATACGTCGAGTCAACGCTTTGCATGTAGTTGTTTAAAAGCGTTTCATTGTTAGTTTTATTCGCGTCCCAGTATGCCTTGGATCCGTCAAGTGCTGCGGTCGCTGTATCTACTGAGTCGCCGTTGCCAAAGGCATAGTCAACATATTCTAGTGGGTTCAAATAATCGTACCAATTATCAAACATTATTTCCTCCGTCCCTTTGTTATTTATGGCTTGGCAACCAAGATTTCTATGTAGCAGGGCATGGAAACTTTTATTCCCTCGTCGCCGATTTTCACTACTTTGCCTTGGGTCGATCCGTCATTGTTATAAACCTTGGCCATGAGCGTTATTTCTGCTTCCCTGGGCAAAAGAATTGACCCTGCCTCAGAACACCATCTCTGCCAAAGTTCAAAGCGGTTTGAAAGGTGAATGACCAGCCAGCCGTTTTTATTCGATCTTGACCAAACACCTGTAAGAGCTGCAAGCACGTCTTCTTTCGGGCTTGTTCCGTTTATTTCGACATTTCTTATTTGATTTTCCATAGCTTACCCCTTACATTGAGAAGTTGAGGTTTGAAACCCTTAGACTTGCGTTTGTCAGAGTCAAGTCCATATCCTCAGAGAAAGAAATTCTGAGAACGCAGAGTCGCTGCATTCCTAAGCCAAGAAATTTCACCCTGTAGAAGTATTGACCGGTTTTTCCGCATTCTTCAAGCAAAGTATTGCCGAATGTGTAGCCGCCATCTTCTGATATTTCCAGCTGTATTTTCGGGTTTGCCTTGTAGTCATCGATTGTGCCTGTGTTCATCTCTATGCTGAGTTCGTCCAGAATGAAGTTCTGGTAATTGCTCAACACAACAGGGCTCTGTCTCCGACGAATTAGTGGAACAGTCAAGTCTGAGTCGATTTCTTCCCGGTGGAAGTTGTCATCCAGATAAACGATATTGCCATCTTTCAAGTGGCCAAATACGGTTAGATTGTTGAACCATACTGGATAAACTAGGTTCCAAGCCTTGTCTATTCCGGTGTAGTAGTCTCTTGAAGATCTTTCGGACCATTCTTGTGTGCTGACGTCGTAGCAGAATGTTCTGGATTTTCCGTCGGCGTCCGGAATATACAGGCAATAGAAGGCGTGATTTGACCTTGAATAAGAAAAGCCTATAATCTGGCCTGTATCGCTGTTGTCTAGGATATTGTCAAGCCATGAGTCTGAAATCTTGGTAAAGTTTGTGTCTGAAATGGCAAATACTGCTTTGCCTGCATTCATGCCATTGGAAACGAAGAAAACGCTGTTGTTTACCGATGAAATACTAGTTGGAGCTTCCAATCCGATTTCTTTGTTGAAGGTATAACTGGTTCTTGTCCAGGTCTCGTATTCTTCGGCACCCCTCTGCCAGAATTCAATAGACTTAGGACCAAATACAATGAGGTTTGATCCAATCGCGTACAAAGCAGATATTGCGTCACTATTGGACTCTCCGTTCTTATACTGGGGTGTTCCAAAGTCATCCAAGAAAACATACTGCTTGGCGTCCACCTTCTCGTAATACGGGGTTATGCCATCAGGCTTATACTTGATGTTTCCAGATCCATCTGTCTGTAGGATTTCTCTTTGCTCGTTCGAAAGCGGATAAGGGATCGAGTAATAGGCATAACCAGATCCGGAGTCGTTCACGATAATGGAACCGGAAACGACTTGAACATGAGTTGGCTTGATCTTTACATCTTCTTCGTTTATGCGATCGGGCAAGCCCAGGGTTATCAGGTTTCCACCTTCTTTCAGATTATACGCGAACAAGTTCACACCGTCTGCAATAAGCAAGAACGGCCTTTCACCACCTGTTTCTGCAAATGTCGGGTAAGACTCTGCTGTGACAAAACCGAGGGCGTGATGGTTCCAGTTATAGTCAACCCTGTATAAAATGTTATTGACCACAAAGAATGCGTCCGGGACGTTGTTGTTGTCGTTCAAACCGACAGAAGCAACAAAAGACCCATGACAACCGGTTTTCTTGCCAGCATTCAGAAGTGTTTTGAACTTTATCCCTGGAATGGATTTCTGGTATTTGCCGGGGCCATTCGTTTCTGAATACATGTTTATGCTCATTGCAGAGCCCATCGTACTTGGGAATTTACCCTTGGTCTGACCACCTATAAGATCGCTAACTACACTAACCTTTGACATTACCAATCACCCCCGAATTTGCCGTTGTTGTAGTCATCTTGATAGGATCCAACCGGTGAATACCAGACCATATTTCTGTTCGTCTGGTTGATACGCTTTATCAGGGATTTTTGCTCTTGGAAGTCCTGGTTATATGCAGCGACCCAATCTTGGAGCTTATAGCGAACGGCTAGCTTATACGTGAGACCAGCAAGCAACAGGCTTTTATAAACGTCTTGAAGGTAAATTGTGGAGTCTAGCTCATATTCCGGGATTTCTTCGATGAAGATCACCTTGTATGTGTTGCTTGTGTTGGCGTCAAGAGTGATAACACCCTTTAGACAGCCGATGTCATAATCGAAAATTGCACCGTCAAGTTCTTCTTCTGTCGGATTCCCTGAATAAGTAGCCCAGGTATAAACCGGACCGGAAGGGGTTCCAACACCCATTGCAAAACCCCAGGTATTTGTTTCTGTTGCATACCAGTGCCAGTGTTCATCGACATACTGTCTTGTTGCTTGTGGTAGTTTGTCAGAGGTACTAACCACGATGGCTGTAGGCTTTGCATGTGGATTGGTTCTAGCCTTGGCGTCAAATTCCACATTGTAAGTGAACTGGGTTGCTAGATGACTCTTGGAAACAGAATTGATCGCTTCAAGATTGGAAGGGATCAAGCCGATAAAATGATCTCCAGACTTTCTGGAAACTGACTTTATATGCGTTGGTGCCTTAGCAAGGTTTATGTCGAAATCTTTGCTAGGACCTATAAAAATTTTAGAATTGGCAGAAACATCTACAGCTTTCAAGTTGTCGCTGATGTATTCTTGCTGGTTTAAAACCTGGATAAGGTCGTTCAACTCATGCAAAGCAGATTTGGCTTTTGTACCGTTGGCAGCCTGACCTTCGCCCACTAAACCTGTTCTTGTAAATGCTTGCTGTATTAGTTCGTTTACTGCTATCATTGCTCACCTCTAATTATTTATGACCGGATAAAACAAAAGACCTGGCATTGCTACCAGATCTCGTTTGTACTATTGTACAGAATGTTTACTTTTCGATATAAAGAACTACCTGCTTTCTAGCTTCTGGAATACCAGCTGCAAAAGGACAGTCTAAGCGGACTAAGGTCTGCATGTTCTTGCCATCACCATACTTTGACATCTTGACAGAAACACCGTCAATAGTTTCAGTGCTGTTTTCAGAACCTGGAAGATCACTGAATTTATAGGTGTCAAATGCAAGAGCGTCTTCAATACGGCAAACGCCTACATAGTATTCTTTATTTGAAGTGAGCATAGCTGTTGCTGTGAGATTGCCTGCAGTTGCTACCCATGCGTTGGGGTTGCCATAAGCTTCACCTTCAACGGTGATACGGATCGGGGAAATGGAAGCCTTGCCATTCTTTGCGTCAGAAGTAAGGATCACGACAAAGTCCTGGTCTGTTTCCATGCCGTTGCTGTCAACGATTTTCAAGCCGTCAACCTTGAATGCTTCACCCTTCTTGCCATTAGTGGTGCTTACGTCAACAATAGCTTCATAGCCTACAGTCACTGTGACTTCTTCGCCAGCGTCATTCTTTCGAGTTTCGGTGACAGCAGTCATGTCAAGGGTGATTGTAGAAGCAGTTGCCTTGATTACAGGCATGCCAGCCAAAGTAATCTGAGAAGCGCCTGCATATTCGCCGAGGTAGTTCTTGCCGTAGATATCCTTCTGGATTGAGTCCGGAATGAAATGGCTGAGACCACCTACAGCAATCTTGCCGTTTACAGTAGGAGCGTTGAAAAGTACCTTGGTACCAGCAAAAGAAAGTTCTTCAAGCTTGTTGGAAGCTTCGGATAAAGCAGCAAAGTTTGCTGTGCCAACAACAGCCTGGGTTGCATGGTAAATAGTTTCATCGATGACAGACTTCTGAACAGTCTTTGCAAGCTTAGTGCCCTTGGGGAGAGCGATTTCATCACGGAAAGACTCCATTTCTGTGAGTTCGTCCCAAACATCGATTTCTACAGAAGTGTTCTTGTTCTGTAGGGTGATTTCCATTTCGACTTCGTTGATGGAGTCCGGATCAGCTACAATGCCATCCACCACTTTGCCAGGGTCTGGAATATAGACCTTGTAAGAACGGCCATATTTCTTGTTCTTGAGTTCGCTTTCAGATAAATAGGACTTGGACTTTTTCACGTAGTCCATATTGTCAGCCACTACAGCAGCCAACATCTTGGTTTTCTTGTTATTTGTAAAATTGTGTGCCATAAAAAATTTCCCTCATGGATTGTTTGTGAATGATTTTTGATCATGATTTCGAATGATTCACTTGTCCATTTCAAGCAGCTTCGGGCTAGCTAAGCCTTCTGCAATCGGCCTTTGGCCATGGAAATTGCCGTTTTAGCTGAACGGCCTAAACAGTTTGGAAACGGGCAAACTAGCTGGGTTTTACCGTGTCCGCTGTTTTATTTATGACGGAAGTTTTTTATATTTTGCCTTCCAAATAAAGGAGAACAAAGTTATGTGCGTATTTTACAACCCGTATGTTGTGTGTGGAACAATCAATATCTTTGATCAGGTAGACATCCCTGCTGGACAAAAGAATGATCAAATTTTTGAGTTTCCCACAAACTCTGGAGATTTTTCTTTCTACGATCGAAATGCTTCTACTTGCCCAAACTACTCCACAAAAACAATGGCTGTAGAATGCCTTGATTGTGTCTGGTATGATGGAGGAACTAACAAGCCGATTGGTAGTGCCCAAGGTAATGTGTGTCCGTCACACGAATTGTTTTCAGAGGTAAAGATTTACCAATCATTGTCAAAGCCGGTTTATAAAACATGGCCGAATGTCAGAGTGGAAGAAACAGACACCTACATTGTCATATACAATAAAGAAGACAACAAGACTGAAGCAATCTATACAAAGAATATTGACGCGGGTGCGTTCCTTGCTATGAAAATCAAGTAAAAAACAAAACCGGGCATTTAGCCCGGTTCTTTTTTATCTGTGTCTGATGAATGATCTCAACTCATCTTTACTTGCGAACAAGTCTGCTGTGTCATTCTTTGAAATACCTGGTTTGCCAATGGGTTTCTGTAAGTTTGGACTTTGTTGGATTGGTTTTGAAACAAGGTCTCTTTCGATCATCTTCAACTCAAACAAACGGCTCATAGGATCACGCTGGGAGTAAATCTGTTTTACTTTGCCAGGGTCTTTTGCTAGTTCGTATAAGAGACGCGGGCCAGTTGGACTTTTCATGATGTAGTCAGCAACATTCTTTTCTTGATCCATCAGTTCTTCCAAACCCCTGTCGAATGCGGCCTTGACTGTGTTGTAGTAGTCCTGCTTCTCACTTTCTGTCTTGAAGGTGCTGGCAATGTTTCGATCGATATTTGCGTGGAATTCTTCATCCATTGCTTCTTGCTCACGCTCAATCAAATTTCGTCTGTTCTGTTCATCCAGGATCTTGTCCATTCGCTGCTGCACGATATAGTCGATGTATTCGTCGTCAGTTTGAAAAGAGTCCCTGAGCTTGGTTTTATACTTGTCCGGATTTTCCAAACGTTCAAGCCTCGACTGAAGATCTTCATAGGCTTTTCGCTGTTCTGCGAGCTGGCTTTCGTACCTGGATTTTTGCTTGCCCAGCTGCTTTCTGAAGCTGTATTCAGCCTTCTGCATGTCCGAAAACTGGCTTTTATCGACCTTTTTCGCCGCCGGATCCTCCGAAATATCGGTTTCTTCGTCCATATTCGCGTTTTGGGGCACCTCTGGACTCACGGTTTCATTTTGGCTTGTACTTGCTAGGCTTTCTGAAACGGTTGATTCTGGGCTTGTTTCTGGGTCTTTTTCTTCCATCACTTTTTCAAGATTGTTCATTTTCATTCCTCTATATGCTGATTGCTACCGGTAGCAACGGCATATTCGCTGCTACGTTTTATTTATAGAGGTGGTCTTAGTCGTTTACATTGCCCATAACCCGACGGGCGTATGACTTCTTTTCTCTTGGGTTCATCAGCCTGTATCTGGAGTCCACGACATTGACGTAAGTCAGGGCCAAAGCGTCGGCGCTGTCCGGGGATCTGTTTATCACCAGCTTGATTTCTTCTTTGGGCACAAGCAAATATCGGTCGCTCTTGTCGAGTAAAAATCTGGTGTTTATCAGTTCTTCGATGATGTCTGGATCTTCGATGTACAAGCCGTTTCTGATTGCCTTGGCCAGGTTGAAATACATTTCAGAACGCTTGTTTGAGTACGAGCAGTTATCTGCTTTGCCAGCAAATGGAACCAGGTTGACGTTGCCGTATTCCCTGGAAAGAACTGCATACAAGCCTTCACCGTAGCCCATGTCGATGTTGATCTCGTAGATGTCCGACGTGTTATAGCCCTTGGCCAGTAGTTTGTGCTTGATGATTGAGCTGGCGTCGAAGGGGTCTAGCTTGGCATACTTGGAAATGTCGACGATTTTATTGCCCTTGCGAATGCAGATGACAGACTTGTCCCGGCCCATGCCAGAACCGTCGATCCCGATGATTATTGGCTCGTTTGTACTATTGTCAATAAACTGAGCAGGGAAGTCATTTTCAGCTATTATGCAAGAGTCATCATCATCCAGCAAGATCTCACCATAGATTTCTTGACGCTTCAAACTTTCGTCTTGAATGGCGTTCATCGAAAGTTCTAAAGATTCTTTGCTGATAAACGAGTTGTCGCTCATCTTGGCCTGGAAAACGTCGATCTTTCCAGATTTCATGTTGTCTAGGCACCAATGGTTCCAAACAGACCCTTTTCTTGGCGATGTTCCAAACCTGATTTGTGGCGTGAACTTACCACGAAGACAGGGTGCAGTGACTGAAAAAATTGTAGCTGGTGCCAGAAACATTTCGTCCAGAACTAAGAGCTGGATTTCTGTAAGACCACGGCAAGACTCGATGTTTTCGTAGGAATACCCGGCCACCATTCCCTTGCCCAGGGTGATTGTCATGGCTTGCTTGTTGAAGGTTGGCTTCTGTTTCAACTCTTCAAAACGTTTCATTACTTCGTCGAAGAGGTTCTGACTAAGGCTCTTGTAGGTCTGTGAGAAAGCCAGGACCCTTTGACCCTTCAGCATGGCAAACACAATGAGCCATGAAAGTATTACAGTTTTACCAGAACCACGACCACAAACTAAACCAGCTATATCCTTCTTGCTCTCGTACAAAGCACGCTGGTGCTTTAGCAATTTCAATTCCAATTCCATAGATTATTTATGAAACAGAAAAGCCCCGCCATTTCTGACAGGGCTCCACAAGCTAAATAATCAGTGATGTGAAATCGAGCCGGTGGAATTTCCAGCTACAATCTATTTATGCGTCCTTGATGTTGATCGTTATGTTGCCGTCTATCTGTTCCATAGCGTCCACCTTGGCGTCAACAATCTTTTGTTCGCTCCAGTTGTCCTTATAACGGCGTTTTAGAATCTCCAGATCTTTCATACGACCCTTGGCAAAGTATTGCTGTGTCAGGTAGTTCTGGAGCTTCTGTTTGCACTCGAAGAACCAATGCTCAAAAGTTTCTGTCAGGACCTTGTCAGTCTGTCGGAACTTGTACATTTTGCGATCCTGCATACCCTCAGGCATGAAATTCTGGATATAGGAAAAGAACTTGATGATCCTATTGTCATTTTCAGGGTTCTCTTGCCCTGGGTGTGTGTAGCCGAAATTCATGATCATGAACCAGATTTGAACTATGTCGTGGTTGAATTCGTTTTCAAATAGTTCTGGTTCGGTTATGTTCTCTTGTAGCCAGTTCATCATCTCCCAGCAAAGCTTATTCTTGTCTGCCTGGATAAAATTGGACTGAGCGTGCCCATCCTTGTACTGCCAGGGCGCCCCAGATAGGAACTGACCCTTGCTGTTTCTAAATTCGTCCTTCATTTTAAAACCCTCCATTCAAACGCTTTTCCATGCGATCTAAAATTTCGATCAGGTGCTGGATTTGCTCGTTTATACGCTTCAGCGCCAATTCCACCTCTTTTTCGGCTATTTTGCCCGTAGTCTTCTGTTCTTTTGCCATAGATAAGCCCCTGTATGTATTTATAAGGTGCTGGAAATTTGATTTGTGTCATTTTTATGACACAAAGTTTTTTTATTTTGGAAGGTATGAAGAAAAGTTTGCAAGTAGAAAATCCCGTTGTCAACAAATGGGATAAAAGTGTAGAAGTTGAAGAAAACGGCTATTATTGGAAGGGTGCTCCGATTATAAAAAAAGGAAAACTTCCTCCTAGCGACAGACCTCTTGTTGTAGAATTTTTCTGTGGCTGTGGAGGGACTTCTCTCGGATTTGAGATGGCTGGTTTTGATATAGGTGTTGGTTGTGACATCCACAAACTATCTATTGAGACCTTTCGCATGAATCACAAAGGTGTTTCAACCATCTTGGGTGACATAAAAAATGTTTCACCAGAAGATGTTTTGAAACTTTTGGATGGTCGCCAAGTTGATGTTCTAATTGGTGGTGTTCCTTGTCAAGGCTTTTCTCTGAACAATAGAAAAAGACATGAAGATGACAAGCGAAATCAACTCTACAAAGAATACGTACGCTTTGTTAAAGCGCTAAAACCTCGTGCAATCGTTCTCGAAAATGTTTCAGGGATGAAAAGTACCGGTAATTTTGTACAGGATATTGAAGCAAGCCTTAGTGAAGCTGGCGGAATGGTTGTAAAAAGCCAAATGTTATACGCCCCTGATTACGGTGTTCCTCAATCAAGACAACGACTTTTGTTTGTTGGCGTAAAAGATTGTGAATTTGATTTTAACACAATCATAAAGACCAATGGACCTACGACAAAAAAACCGTACGTGACTGTCGGTGACGCTTTGAGTGATTTGCCCCATTTGGTTGCTGACGAAGAAGCTACCAAATACACATCAAAACCCAAAACACAATATCAGAAACTGATGCGGTCAAAGGTGAAGGATGACCAACTAACTTGTCATCAAGCGCCAAACCACCCTGCAGACGTAATAAAGATGATCCATGACACAACGCCTGGAGAACCTCTTTACGCCAAGTATAAGCAAAGAATTAGGCTTAGTTTGGATGATCTCAGCCCTACTCAAGTCTCGGGCGGTATAAGGCCATCTTTTCAATTTGGTCACCCTACAGATGACCGCGGTTTGACAATTAGAGAACGTTGTAGATTGCAAAGTTTCCCCGACAATTTTATTGTCCATGGTGGAATTGTACAAGGCCGCGTTCAAACCGGTAATGCCGTACCTCCTTTGCTGGCAAAAGCCGTTGCACTAGCAATCAAGGAGAAACTATAATGAGCAAGTGGAGAGTATGGCATAGTGCAAAGAGCTTCGCTGAATTCGTTGTCGATCATACGATACTGAGTAATTTCAAAGATGATTTGGAATACAAACCCTTGCCAGAAAGTGATGCAAGTAAAGCAGGCTCGTTTCACAAGGTCCCTGATCACATCAAGAAAATTTTGTATTTAGACGCCGCAGATATGATTGTTGAATGCAATCAGGAGCCTATTCTGTGTATCGAAGAAACTAAAGAAGCTGGAACTGGCCATAACGCTTTCCAACGATTTGCTCGTATTGCTGCAGCTGTAGAAAATAATGTCCCAGCAATTTATATTCAACCAGAAGCTGTAATTATTGAACGACAAAACAGTCCAACTAGATGGGACGCTATAAATCCCATGGTGTTTCGCGCATACAAAGAAGTAATGGAAATTTTTAAAATTCCAGCACTATTCTTCTATTATCCGTCAGATTACAGATCTTTTAGGAACAATCCTGAAGGTAGTCCACATGCAAGTTCCAAAGGGCTAAAATTCAATACAAATATTGTCAAGTACCCTGGCTGTCCAACCGCAAAAGATTCCGAGATGCGGAGTCTCTTTGATATCATCAACTGCATTATAGATCACTTTGACCACGGTAAACCGGTAGAAAAACTAATTGATACTAGAGCTATAAAAGACCGCAAAGATTGGATGCTTGCTCAGTTTCATGACAAGCTAAACGGCCGTGATCAAAACGAAATGTCTCCAATATCCGCAACAACGATAGTTGACACATCGAAACTTTTAAAATATCTAACGCAGTTTTCTAAAACCGATGTGGATGACGTGTCTGAACTACTTGCCTCAAGAAAGCAAACCGTAATCTATCGGTGTGATGCAGGTTTTAGAGGAGACCCTTATGCAGGTACTCTTTGCGTAGTTGATTATCTACTTGCACGACTTGGAAAAACTTTTGAAAACCGAGATAAAAACCTTGTCTTGTGCTTCGGTGATATAGATGAACACGCAGACAGTATTGACGTGATTTCAAAAAAGTGCTCCGTCGATGATTTCGTAAAAACTGTAAGCAACTGCGACTCTAAAAATCTATTGACTACAAATAAGTTTTCAAAGCTTCGTCCGCAAGACATTAGCCGCTATTACATGCAAGTTCGATACGGATCAACCTACTCAAAGGTCAAACATATTCGCGTATTTTCATACTTCGCCGACGCAATCATTTTCAAAGACGGAGCTGTATGGCGAGACGCATGACGGAAGAAGATGTGACGAAGAAAATGTTGGCCATTCTCATAGAAAAGGATTGGTCTATCATTTGTTATGACTTCCCTCAAAGTGGTACTGGAAAACAAATTCATCCTAATGGTGAACGAAGCAAAACTGATGGCATTTGGAATCCAGACATTGTTGCTCACAAAAACAGGACTGTTCTGTGTTTTGAAAATAAAGACCATTTTGTGCAGGCTGATGTAGAAAAACTAGAACACATAAAGAACTCTAACTGCTATTCTGAGGGGTTTTCGAAACTTTTAAAAAATCATCCGTTTGACAATGTGTATTATGGAGTTGCTTTGCCGTGGTCTACAAATGCAGAAGGGCGAGCCGTCGAAGCTCTTGTAGACATAGACTTTGCTGTTCTAATCAAAGATGAAAACTCGATTGTTGAAATTGGGCAAAAGGTAATTGTTTAGAGTATGGCTGAAGAAGAAAAGAAAGAACCAAGAAAGGTCGAAGACGAAATCAAAGAGACAATCCAGGCGAATGCCGAGATCCTAATCAAGACCAAGGCTCACGTGGGCGATATGATCAAGATCATCGAAATGAAGGACGCACCCCAGTATAACGGCAAGGACGGCACTGTGACCCGTATCGACGGTCTAGGCCAGTTGCGAGGAACCTGGGGCAGTTTCGCAGTCATCCCTTCAGAAGACAAGTACGAAATTATTTTGCCCGCAGAAATCGCCGTTCCGATGACTGACATCATGAAAGGCTAAAAAAGAAACCCTGGATTGGATCCAGGGCGTTCTTTTTTCTTTGCAATGTAAGATCTCCAATAGTATATTTATCTGGAAAACTATGGACTAAGGAAACTTTATGATAAGACCAGAAGAAGATCTTTGGAAAGAATTAGAAGCTAAGAATAGAGAACTCAAAAAAATACTTGAAAATACAAAACCTAATTCTGAAGAAAGGCGTTCAAAGATGCTGGAGCTACGTAATGCAAAACAAGACTTTGAACAGGATATCAAAGATTCATTTGGAATAACGAATATAGATGAAGCAAAATCTGGCTTACCCCAAGAATACAAATGGTATAGAAAGAAAATAGATGCCCATGCAAATAATGGTAAAGACAGTAATAAACCACATGATGGGCTTTCAAAGTTCGTTCTTGATGATCAACTAAAGAATGTTCTAATTTGGGACGAACATACAGAAGAGCAGATAGACGATTACATAAGGTTGTATAAAGCCTTGCCCTCGATATTCGATACTGATTATGAAATAAAGCTTGAAACCTTCAAAGACAAAAAGAAAGCCTATATGGCTAAGTGGCAGATACCCAGCGAGCTCGAAGACAACCTTCCTACGCCTCAATATGGTGCTAAGGGTTCAAACCCAATCCCAGATTCCATCGTAAAGCCCATAAGCCACCACATTATCGAGAACTTTATAAGTCGAGAGACTCTTATAAGTATGAATTTATATAACGGGTTAGGAGACGGCTCGCTAATTCTTGTAATGCCCCAATCCCAACATGATAATGGTAGAAGTAAAACGACAAAGTGGCACAACGCCATCCTAGAAAAATGTTTTACCGAAAAAGAACTTGAACTTTTTCGTGCAATGTGTAAGGGGATTAGAAAAAATTATGCAGAAAAGAACCACGCAAAAGCTTTTGATATCAAGGGGTTCGGACAGGTAAGCAATGTAGAACAAGAAATTGACAATTACTGCGACGCCAATCTCTGCCTTACTATAAATTTCAGTGATGACAAGGTTAAACTTGATCAGTTCAAGAAGAATGCGTACCGCATTATTGAATTGTCAAGCATTCTTATATACAGCAAAGATTACATTGAAACAATTTATTTAGAAGATTGACAATCAAACTAGTCCAGAATATCGCATGCCTTGCCGTTCTCGTAGTTGCCGAACAAACGATCAATAGCATAGCTGTTGGTTTCAAGTTCAGCAACTATTTTATTGAAGCAGGCAATTTCGAATTCTTGGCCATCTTTGAACCATCGCTTTGTATGTGAGCCATCTTCTAGGAACATATCTGCTTCAATAGTACAATCAAGCTTTTTCGTGTACAGCTTCATAAACTCGGATAAAGTTTCGTAAGGCATTTCTTTTATCATTGCGAAAAACGGATTGTCAGCATTTTTTGCGTCTAAAAGACTTGGTGCTATATTGACGAACTTATTGACAGTCGTTACGAAAAAATCAAACCGGTAGTTTTCGAATTTCGTCGAAAACTTATATTGGTTCTTGACATCTTCTTTTTTGACATAAGTAATAGAAAGAAACTGGTCTGTTTCCCTAATATCTTTTATCGGGTAGCCATCCTCATGGCAAGCCTTGAAGAAACTATCGAGAGACGTACAATAACCCTTGAAATCAAAATTTTTGACAATCATACTTGAACCTGTTGTAAATTCTTACATAAAATACTCAAATCCCGGGCAAAGTCAACTGCCTACCACACGCAAACTAGCAATAAGCAAGTGATAAAGAATGCTTTTTAGTTATATTACTTGATGTACTCTAGAAAAAGGATCAAATATGCAGTTTAAAGTAGTAGAAGCGGCAATCGAATTCTTGAAAGTATGGGTTACTGAACAGAGAGTTGAAAATATGTTTGATTACTTTATGAACGGTAGTGCAGACATAACAGAAGAAGAAATAAAGAAAGAATTAGAAGACGCAATAGAAAACCTCCATATCAGGGATCTATACCTTTCTACTACTACTCCTGGCCCAACTGCAGCTCTTATGGATGAAGAATTCGAAGAGAACGTTTATAAAATGGTCATTGAAGAACTGAGGAGAAAGGTAAAAGAACGATATAATTCTGAGATGAATGATACCCTCGACAAACTAGACTAACCATGGACAACTTCGACTATGAGACCTTCGGCAAAGTATTAGCTGCTGTGCACGAGCACAAGGGCGAGAACATATCTTACCCTAAGCCAGCTGAGAACCAACCAGAATACAGCCAAACGGACTTCAGAAACGACATTCTGGACGAAGAAACGCTCATAGCCAAGCTTGGTCAAAGGTGGAAAGTAAACCTGGCCATATTAGGCTCTTTTGTCGATCTGTACCAGTACATAACAGGTCGAGACAAAATCACTGCTTTCCCGATCTCGTCCACCTCGAAACGCCTTGTACAGATTTACAAGTCCCAGCAGAACGTTGCAAACCTGATCAGCCTGGCCAAGAAGATTGACCTGCTAAAATGTGTGTCTGAAAAGTACAGGTTTGGCCAATACGAAACCTATGCCAAGCTGTACATCTACAACAAGAAAGTCCAGGATCTGATCAAGCAATCTGTTGCTAATCATGGCATAAATTTTAGCCAGTATAAGCTAAGAAATAGCAGCAAAGCTAATATACTGTACAATAGTACAAACGAGTTTGAATTCGACAAAGAAAAGCACTACAACGTCCGGTTCGCACCCAACCTCAGAATACCGAACATGACAGACGACGAGTGCCTAAGCATACTTTACAGAAAGTACCCACAGCTGACCCACTACCAGCAACTTGCAGACGAAATAAACGACACCTACCTGGCCAACAACCCGGAACAGCAGATCCGTTTCATCCCTAACATCGACCGGTCCAAAAGGGGGTATATCACCTCCCTGGGCATACGCGCCACCAGCTCGATCTGCAACCTGAAAGAGCACGAGAACGGCAACGAAAACTACCAGGGCCAATGGCGTAAAGACTATCTGAAAGACTTCTTCGGAACAGACCAGATCTTCGAATACGACGTCAAGTCAAGTATCTACAGGGTTTCTCACCTGGTCGTCTACGGCGTCTGGGCTGGGTCTGAAATCGATTTCTACTCAGAAATCTACGACCAAGAATTCCCTGACGCAGAAGCCAGAAACAACTTCAAAGAATTCTGCCAGCGAATTTATTTTGACTCCCCGGCACAGGTCTACAATCACACAAAAGCATACTATAAAGACCTCCTAGCAGCAGGGGTAAACGAAACTACTATCAAAGAGTGCATAGCCAAAATAAAAGCGAATATGGACTACTGTTTGGGTGGTATGTCTCAGACGTCAGAAATCTTTCTGCATGAGTCTTGCTTGTACATGGATCTGGTGCACAGGCTCCTGGCCGGTGGCTACAAGGTAGTCCAGGTCTATGACGGTTTCTACTCGGATCAGGATATCCGCCCGGTATGCGAGAAGCTCCTAGGCGAGATCACGGACACGTACTACCACACATATTGCAAACAAATGACAATGCGAGATTCCAATGCATAAAAACGCTGACAAGTTCGCTAAGTTTTGTAAGAGCAAATTCAACCTGGAAAAACCGGTTCCATACACGTTCCGCTCCCTGCCCATCTGCATTATCGACGCCGTGTACTCCCTGAATGATCGCTACACGCACACAGAAAAGATCCATCAAAACTATGCCAATGCTTGCCTGGGTGGCGATCGTGAGTCTCCGGTGGATTCCATATCCAGGTTCCTACAGTTTGTAGACAGTTGTGGTGGTGAAGAACTTTTTGCAAAGAACGTTTTGTGTTCCTCGAATAAAATCGCTGGAAAAATTCCTAAAGAGCAAATCACGTGCAAAATAGCGAAGTACCTGAAAATTCTTAGAATTGAAACTATTGAAGATTTTAAAAGCTTCGAGTCAGAAGAACTTCTAGAAGCTGTTCTGTATTCTGTGAAGGGTTTCAAAGACGCTGGCGTGAACTACTTGTTCATGCTGGCCGGTGATCCTAATCGCTGTAAACCGGACACCCACATCAAAAAAGCTGTGTTAGAAGGCTGTGGCGAAGAATTCAAGGACAATAACGACTGCCAGACGCTGTTTCGGGACACCGTAGAGAAGCTAAAAGAAGATTACCCTGCTTTGACTGTTAGGCAATTAGATGGCGTCATCTGGAGCTATTATAACGCCCTTGGAAGAACCCACCAGGCCTAGAAAACACTGGCTTGGATGAGTTTCTATAGGCTGTTAGCCAAGGCTCTGTCAAGTCAAAACGTACGGCCGGGGTACAGCTGCGAAAACGCATTATAAAGATTGTTTTCTAACTGCAGGCTCTGTCAAGTCAGGTTGGACGCTGCGATTAGACTGTATTTCAACTGCAAAGCGAAGGCGCCTTCGCAGACAATAAACTGCATAGAATTGGCGTTTTTGAAGCGTATTTGCAGTTTTCAAGGGGCTGACAAAATGCCCTTTTTATGCTAACTGACCAAATGTGTACGAAAAAACTTGACAGAGCCAACGGCTTCGGATAAACTCATTTGTACTATTGTACTGAAATAGAAATTGGGCTTCATTTTGCAACCAACTGTTGACACTGAAACCTACTTCAAATAGCTAATTTGCACGGTATGGATAAACTAGCAGAATTTTTTAGTCATGGTTCTTAGGTTCATTTTTTTCCTAAAACTGATCATTTTGGCCATCATCGCTTTGCCTTTCGCATTTTACAAGCACTTCAGCACTTTTGGCTTCTGGGACGCCCTGGAAAGCATAGATCTGCCGTTTAGGGTGCTTTGGCACACCTTCTGCAATCAGTTTGACAAGCACATTCGTCCATAAGCAAGCCATATTCGAGCCGTGGTCAGCCCGTTTGTATTTTTAGTGTAGTTGCAAGGCCAGGGCTGAAAATGAGTCCAGAACGCGAATATGGAAGTTTTATAGATCTAGTCATCTAGACAAGAAAAAGACCCAGGTCGAAACCTGAGCCTTTTTAGTTTGCCCGCGGAAGGGGCCCGTGGTAGCCTAGACACGGCATATTGTGGTTTTGGCTACCTGTGAGATACTATATACAGTATTTAGCCTCAAATTTGCAAGAAAAAGCTCAATAAATTAGATTTAGCACAAATTCGATGAGGTTTTTATGGACTCCTACATGCAATACAGCTTGATCGCCATTTCGGAAATAGGCAAGGTTTTTTCTTGGCTCGCTTTGATATTCCCGGTTTTGTTGGTCATTGTTGCAGTCGATGCCTTTATCTCTTGGTATAAATCTGGACATTTCCGAGACAAACTATGCGCTTCTTTGTTCGATGTTTCCATCTCATGCCTATTTGCTACTTTCGCCGGGTTGATCATTTACCACAATCCACACCTACTTGGAACTAGCGAATTTGCCAAGAATGCTTTATTCAGTGCTTTCTCAATTTCAATAGCAGTGTTATTCATTGTGTTTATGTTTGTGTCATTACACAAAATGGTTTCTGACTCTGAAAAAGAAATTCGGAAATTGCATGGCAAGATTGATGACCTGACTAAAAAAATAGATGACCTGGGCAAATTAGCTGAGGATAAAAAAGAAAAGACCCAGGGTGAAGACCCCGAGCCTTAGCTAGTTCGTATGTGGTGAGGTTTACTTTTCTTCGATGACCTCCCAGATGTCTGTTTCCGGAATGAGAGCGCAGCCGCCCCAGGTTCCGTGAATTTGTCCGATCGAGTCGATGTGTTCTACGGTTCCTACTTTGCCCGTGTAGTGGGGTTCACCGTCCATCTTGATGATCTTGATCGTGTCGCCGGGTTTGGTGTTCTTCATGGTTAGTTTTCCTCGTCTTCGTTGATGGTGATCAGGTCGTCGTCGTTGAGATCCTTGGCAAGCTTTTCTTCTTCGCGGCGGCGGTTATTGTCCACGACGTCATCAAACCAGCGACCACCGATTTCAAACCTGGGCAGAACGATCTTCGTATAGTCTGCGATATCGGAAAGCTTGATTGCAACCAGGTTCAAGTCATCGGCATAGCAGTTGTCGCCGGTGTTTCCGCAGTAGGTGTTCATTACCTTGCCAGAGACCACGTAGACTTTCTTGTGGAGCAGCTTGGTGTAGTTTTCTACCCACTTGACGAAATCAGGGATGGAGTCGAGATTGAGTCCGGTCATGGTGAGTGCGGAGTCGTCGTAGAGAGCCTTGAGATCTTCGGCAGAGAAGATGTGGATGGTTTCGATGTTTGTCTTCTTCATGATTTATTCCTTTGTTAGGGGTTTAGAGTTAGTCTTCAAAGTGTTCACCGGTGCGGACGTAGAGAATGTCGTCCAGGGTTTCTTCTTTCCAGCCGTTTATGCAGGTGACGAGCTGGATTTCTTTTTCGGTTGCAATTCCGTTTTCGATCAGGTAGTCGTTCTTTTCGTCGAGGGTCATAGTCGTTTACTTGTAGTTGAGGGTTTCTTCGTCGAGTTCGAGCACCTTGTTGAGGACGTGTGCCATGGATCCTGCGTCGCCATAGTTGCAGGTTGACTTGATGTTGTATTCTTCCATACGCTTGGCGATTTCGTTCAGTTTCTTGACGATCGTGTTCTTGTAGGCTTCGGTCATTCTTGCAGCGGGTCTTTTCATGTTTTACCTCAGTGGTGGACTGTTCAGTTTCGTTGTACACAATGATAGAGAGCGGTTTTGGTTTCGTAAGCCCCTGTTTTTGCTGTATGTTTGCTGCGATTTTTAGGGTGTAAAAAGAAAGACCCGGGTGGAATTCCCGGGCCTGCTCGTTTGTCTAGGGTTGTTCTTCGTTGTACATCTTGAAGCATTCTTCAAGGGTGTATTTCAGCGGTTCGATCGCTAGGTCTCTTTCGATTTCCATATCGTGCGGCAGGATCAGAGAAGAGAGTTCTTTCATCGAGAAGGAGCCCCATTCAAACTCATAGCCGAGTTCTGCCAGGCCGAAGAGCATGACGTCTTCCATTCTTCTGAATTGGAACTGCTTATCTACTTTGTCGTAGATTTGGTAGCCACACTTCTTCTTGTTGACCTTGTGCAAGAAGTCAGCCATTTCGGTCACATACCAGGTCCCTGTGCCAACCGGGTTGAAGTACCTTGCGATCACCTTGGCTTTCATTCCCTTGCCGTCCTGGGAGCGATACGGATGGTCTATGAGTGCCTTCTCGATTTCGGTAGTGAAGAAGGGCTGTTTCCTGGTGTGGAGCGTGTTCGTCATGTACTTGCGAAGGAACAGGTCAATCTGGCTGAGCTTCACACGTTCAACCTTGCCGTCTTTGAGGATGACGTGATCCCTGGTCCCTACGGCTCGCTTGTAGTAGTCATCGTATTCTTTCTGGATTTCTTTATCCGAGAACTTGAACGTGATGACTGCGTTGTTGTACTTGTTGTCGATTTTGGCTGTCATGGTGATTTCGCCATGGTCCATGAATTTGACGGGCTGCAAACCACGATAGAAGATAGAAGCAGCGATTTTGTCGGTAACAGGCTTTTGGATTTCCATATTACTTTTCCTTTTTGATGTTGAATTTGAACTTGAGTTTTTCAAGTGTTTCGTCGTCCAGAGCCTTGGGCTTCTTGGACATGATGTTCTTTCGGCCGGTGGTACGGTATACGCCCTGGACCGAGTAGAATTTGTCATAGGGTGTCGGGAACGGCAGAGCTGGTTTTTGCTGGACCTCCTTGGATTTTTCGGTTGAGATTTGGTTTGCGAAGAACTTCAAGAGCAGGGCCTTCTGATCGTCGGTCTCTATACGGTTCATGAAGTTGTTCCAGTTCAGATAGTTGTTGAGATACTTGGTGGCCACGCCTCTGAACGGCTTTAGGAAATAGTCGATGTTCGAGTGGTAGGAGTTCACGTTGTTGATATGGAACGTTGCTATGGCTGTTTCAAGGACTGCTGCCTTGTGGTTCTTGCTGGGCTTTAGCTGAATGTTGTGTAGTTCGAGCTGGTCGGCTACGCTTGCATATTCTGCGTTGCCGTCGGTACAG